TCTAAAATTATTAAATGGTTGTTGGAAAATCAAGTAAAAACTATTGATGAAATTGAAGCAGAAACAGACGAATTTTTGTTAAGCCAAAAAAAAGGGGGTTACAATGAATAATCAAAGCACCCCCAACGAACAGGACAAAGATAGTAATTTTTTTGACAAATTACAATCCGAAGCAAGTAAAATTGAGCAAAAATTTAATGAAAATAATTTTGTAGATGATACGATTTTCTTAGTCCGTACAGCAAACCAGTGTATAGATGAAGCAAGCAAAAGCAAAAGACCTATTCCAAATATGCTATTTTCGGAGTTTTGGCACGAAAGCGAACTATCAATATTTTTTGCAGGTGCAGGAATTGGAAAAACTATTTTAGGTGTTCCAATTGGTAACTCAATTTCAAAAGGAACAAAGATAAAAGTATGTTCTACAACATCTTTTGAAACTTTTTTTGTATATTTTCAATTGTAACTATTTGATTTATTACGTATTACAAAAAAAGTGATAATCATCACTCTTTTGTGTGTTATTCAGTATTGTTGTGGGAGTGTTTTTGATGTATATTTGTGGTATAATTAAAAGGAAATAATAACTTAAAACTCAAAAAAATGACTACAGCAACTTATCAAGGAACAACAAAAGAAGATTTAGAAAGAAGAATTTTAAATATTGAAAAAGACTTGTTAAACAATCAAATGGAAGTTTGGGAAGCTAAGGAATTTAAACAAGTAATTGACATTTACCAAAAAGAAATAGATTGCATTAATGAAGCTCAGGAAATTTTAAATAACTTATAGTATTGAAAATAATCAAAGTAATATCTGTGTTATCAAAAACCTGTTATATCTGATATAACAGGTTTTTTTTGTCCCATAAAATATAAAAATGATAATTATCACTAAAAATTCTACTTTATAACATACTTTTTTTGTATATTTGCCAAAAGTTTATCTTCAATGGGACTATTTCAACGTGTATTTAAAAAAAATACTGCTATATCCTCCTATTTTCAGGGACTTAGCACTATCAACTCAAAATATATATCTATTCAAAGTAAAGACGATATTTTGACAGCTTACAAAATAAACCCTACAATTCGGGCAATTGTTGAGAGAAAAGCGTCCTTATTTTCAAATATTACAATTAAAGAAGTAAATAATAATGACGAAGAAATAATTGAAAGTCCGTTGTTATCTTTGATTGAAAACGCACACCCTTTTTATTCAGGAAATCAATTCTTATACACAATCGGAAAACAATTATCACTTTTTGGCGTGTGTTATATTTTCGCAAATCGTTCAAACTTAGGCGGTTTGGTAAATGAAAATGACACTTTTTTAGTCCTACCTGCAAATGATGTTACCGAAATTTACAAAGACTTTGATATAAAAGAAATTAAAAATAAAGACGATTATATATCACATTACAACTTTTATTTTAAAGGTAATAATATAATTTTTGAGCCTTATGAAATAATGAAAATCGGTGGAATAGCTTTTGAAAATTTTGATTTTGAAAATATTCAAACACTTGAAAGTGCCGTCAATATTATTAGTTCAGCTTATAATGTCCGAAATACTTTGCAACGCCGAAATGGTGGGTTTGGAATAATGACAAACGAAAAGAGTTCTGCAACGGCGGATATGTTTAATACCGACATTGAAATAGACGAAATAAATAAAATTCAAAAGGATTTAAAAAAATATTCATTTAATAGAGAAGACTATAATTTAATCATAACAAATGCAAGTCTAAAATATCAAGCAATTACATATCCTATCAAAGATATGGCGTTGAATGAGGCTGTTATGCAGGCACGTGTTGATATTTGTGACGTTATGAATTATCCAATATTAGCACTTAATGATATGGCAGGTGCAACATTTGCTAATATGGAAATTTCGGATAAGAAAATATATACTGATAGCATTATTCCGTTATGGGAAATTACAAATTCTGAATTTAACAGGCAAAATTTAACCTTGAAAAAAATAGTCTTTGATTATTCGCATATTCAAAGTCTGCAACTTGATAGAAAAACAAATCTTGAAACCAAACAAATAAATGATGATATTGAGATAAATAGATTTGAAAAGGGCATTATAACTTTCAACGAAATGCGAGTTGCAATGGGCCTTGAAGAGTTGAGCGGTGGCGATTATTATTATTCACAACCAAAAATTACTGAAAATGTACAAGACGAAACGAATAAATAATTCAATTAAAGATGTTGATGTTAAGAGTGGCATTGTTACTGGATATATTGCACACTTTGGAAATATTGACAAAGTAGGCGATGTGATAACTGAAAAAGCTTTTAACAAAACATTATCCGATAATAACAAAAAATATATGCTATATAATCATTCTTGGTTGAATGTTGTAGGTATTTTTGACGTCTTAAAAGCTGATAAAAACGGATTGTATTTTGAAAAAAATTTATTAAAATCTTTTAACATTGCAGGCGAAAAAATAAGCAACACACAAGCCAAAGATTTATTAACATTATACGCTGAGGGTGCAATAAATAAACATTCAATAGGTTACAGCGTGGTTCATGAAGAAAAAAAAGAAGATGCAAATTATTTAACTGAAATAAAATTATACGAAGGCTCGGCACTAACAGTCGAAGCGGCTAATCCATTAACTCCGTTTTTGGGGTTTAAAAGTTGCAAAAATTTAGCTACTCAAAAAAATAATATTGAAAAACAAATTGAAAAAATAAATAAATTATTACTTATTAAAGAATTATCAGACGAATTAAAATTAAAATTAAATATGAGTTTTTTGCAACTCGAACAAATGATTAAACAAATAAATGAGCCGTCAAATATTGACACTCAAAAATCAAATATTGACACTCAAAAAAATGAGCCGTCAAAAATTAAACATATTTTATTTAACATTTAAAATTTTCAAAATGGAAAAAAAATGGTTAAAAGACGGTAAATTTACCGTACTAGAAAAAAATGAGTTAGAAGAATTGACAGATGAGCAAGCGGTCGAGTATCATTCTGACTTAATCAAAAGTGAAGTCAAAAGTGAAGTTGAAAATCTTGTAAAAGATTTGAATATTGCGACAAAAGAAGAAATCGAGGCAGTTAATAACTCTTTGAAAGTTCTGAAAGAAAGCACCGATATTGCTGAAATTAAAACAAATTTAGGAGCTCTGCAAAATATTGTAAAAAATTCAAACAGTAGAATTTCTGCAAAAGACGTTGTTGAAACTTTTGAGAGCAAAGAGGTTAGAGAATTTCTTACCAACAAAGATAATTACAAACTTGGCAAAAGAATGGTTGTAAAAGCAACGTCAAGCACTGGCGATATTCACGACAACCAGTTGCACAACGTTATTCCGGGAATTGCACGAGTTGAAAATGCTCGTCCAGTGTTGAGCGATTTGTTCTCGCGTATGCCGATTTCAAAGAACACAAACAGATATTACTATGTGGACTGGTTCGAGGCAACATCAGCGGCTGCATCAATTTCTGAAAATGGAGATTTTCCTACAACTTCATCTGTGGATTTCAAAGGTTATGAATTAACTTTAGAAAAAGTTGGCGACAGTATGAAAGTGACTGAAGAAATGATGAGATTCTACACTTCTTTTGTGAATGAAATCAAATTTTTCTTACAAAACAATGTACAGGTAAAAGAAAATCAATTACTTGCAACAGGAGACGGCACAAGTCCAAATATTTCTGGAATCTATACGCAAGTGAATGCGTTTAATTATGGTGCTTATTCAGGTGCGACAACTGCCGATCCAAATTTAATTGATTTAATCAAAGTGCTGAGAAACGAGATTGAAAAAAATACTTCTTACAAAGTAGATACTATTTTGGTTAATCCCGATGATTTACTTGAGTTGCAATTGACAAAAGACGCAAACGGAATACCACTGTACGATATTATCGTGAAGAATTTAGGTGTGAAAATCGTTGCAACTCCTTACATTACAGCTAACACCGCAGTAATTGGAGACTTCAAAATGGCACGATTTATTCGCTCAAATGGGTATGAATTAGAACTCGGACGTTCGGAGGATGATTTCGATAAAGATTTATATACTTTGAAAGCACGTATCTTTATGAATCTTCTAGTTAGACATGCAGAATTGTCAGCGTTCTTAAAAGTAACTTCAATCAGTAACGCACTTACTGCAATTACAACTCTGTAATTTTAAAAACTAATCAAAGGGCAAATGCCCTTTGGTTTATTCTTTAATTTTTAAAAAAAACAAAATGGAATATTATAAATTTTTAAAAGACAAAAGCCATTACAAAAAAGGCGATGAAATTTCAGTTGAAAAAGCAAATAAACTATTAAAATCGTGGGTTGCAAAAAAATACGTTGAAAAAATAACAAAACCAAAAAAGTAATGACTATTGAAATTCTAAAGGATTGTAAACGTTTTAAGAGAGGAATAGTTATTCAGATTTCTGACAGAAGGGGAGAACTGCTTATTAAGCAGGGGATTGCTAAGGTTTATATTCCAAAAAAAGACGTAAATAAACGTTTTGATGTTGATAAAAAATCAATCAAAATAAGTGATAACAAAAAAAATAAAAAATAATGGACTTAATAAAAACGTGTGGAGACATGACAGCCACCACCATCAGCACAGGATGTACAACTGATGCAAAAGTAGGGTATCCAGTCTTTGCTATCTACGGAGCGAAAGGAGATGAAATAACGGCAGTAGGAGATATTCCTACGCCTGCCGAAGTTCAAAATTATCTTAATTTAGGAACATCTTTTATTATACCTCTAACAAATGGTACATGGATTGAACCAGAAAAAGATGAGTTAACAGGTGCAGATACTAATGGTCAAACGATTGTAACAGAAGAACGGAACGGAATTACAGGAAGTTTTAGACAGGTAAATAATTCAACTTTAGAAATGTTTGCACAAAACAATTTGAATAATCAAGAAGCTCAATTATGGGTAATTGATAGTAATAATTTATTTCATGGTGCAAAAAAAGGTTTTTATATTCCTTTTTATATATCCAATTTTTCACATGCAGGACACGGTCAAAGTGCTTTGATTGCAATTTCTAATAAATGGAAGAGAAAAGAAACAGTATTTAATCCAATATCTGTAGTTGATACGGCTTATTCTGAGTTAGTTAATTATATCTCAGATGTTGTATATCAAGAGACAATTGTTACAACTTATGTTCTTGGTCAAGTAACTGGTTACAATGAGATAACGGGATGGGATAAAATCACACATCCAACTATTTATGTTAAAATTGAAAGTAACGTAATAAGTTTTTATCCTACAGCTAGTGACAGAACAGGTGGTACAAATGTACTTGCAACTTGTGATACAGGGAGCTTACCGCTAACAGTCGTTGAAGCTAATACTTCAGGCTGGGGAGGTACTTTAAATCAGGTGTCGAATGCAATTGTTGATAATTCAGAGTGGAATGTTGCAGTAATCATTTAATTTCAATAAGGGGTTAATTTTTAACCCTTTTATTTTTAATCTTGTTTAAGCTAAGAAAAAAATGATTGATTATACAAAAATAAAAACAGAATTTGCGGAATTGGTGGGATTTCACGAAGAAAACGAAATTTCACTTTCTGCAAGTCTTCAAAATTCAGTATCTGGATTTTATGTCAACGATTTGTCGGGAATTGATTTAATTTCGATTGAAAAGTCAGTTTTTTTAAAAACAGATTTGACGCCTGAAAATACTGTTTCGGAATATCTAACTAAAATTTATCCAGATGAAGTACAAAAATTAGTTCAAAAATTCATTGACAAATCTAGTGAATATTTTTACCATTCTAAGATTTTGAGAAATTTTGAATTATTAAAATTAACAAGTCAAAATAAAGTTGAGCAAGAAGGTAGTTTTAATGGTTATTTTTTGAATTTAAAAAATAGCTATAATTTACAGGCAACGATTGGAAAATTGTCACTTCAAATTTCAAAAGCCCAAACGGTGCGTATTTTTCTTTATGAAATTTCACAAAAAGAAGCCGTTGCAACATTTGATTTAATAGTTGATGCTGACTATTCTGCGATAATGAAAACTGTTGATGATTTTATTATTAAATTTAGAAACGAAAATAAAACCAATCTAACATTTCTTATCGGATATTATGAATATGATGAAAATAATATTCAATCATTTCAATTGGATGAAAATACAGAGATTTACGAAGACACTGATTTTTGTCATTCTGATATTGATTTTTTTTCTTATTTACCTGTAAAAATATCGAATGAAAATCTAAATTGGAATGGAACATCTTACGACCTACCAAATTTTGAAAGATATTCAATTACAAATGGTAGAGGTTTGAATGCTAGATTTTCGCAAGAGTGTGATTTCACTCAAATAATTATTGAATATAAAAGATATTTTGCTGAAACTTTAGCAAATCAATTAGCTTTAAGAATAATCCAAGATTGCAATTTTTCAAAAGAATTTAACACAATTACAGAAAGTAACAGAGTCAACTGGTCGCAATTGATATTATTTTACAATAACAAATTAAACGGTTATGAATTTGAAGACGGACAAGGAAATTCTGGCGGTCAAATTGGACTAATCGAAGAAATAATAAGAAGATTTGAGGGAATAGACGATGTTTGTTTTCCAAAAAGAAGAAATACAATTTTATGACAACAAACGAATTAATACTTGCAATAATAACGCTGTTAACTACAGGAGGCGGATTAGCCTCTTTTATTTCACTTTTTAATAAAGACAAAAAAAATAAAAAATTAAAAGAAGAAATTGAAACGCTAAAAGACGTCCAGCAAGATTCTCGGATGAATAAAATTGAAACTACTCTAGAATGGATAGTTGAACGAATGAAAACGATTGATGACAAACGCAAAATAATAAGGGAAGTTCAAGAGAAAGTTGATAATTTAATAGGAGTTAAAAAACTATCAAACTATCAAATTAAACATCTTATTTTTAACAGCGTGGAGTTCTTTAAAAATCTTGTAGCCGATGTATATTCTGATGATTTTTCGTGTGATAGTAAAAAATTGTTAGAAAAATCAGAACATTTGCTAAAAAATGTTAAAAAGAAAATTGAAATTGATAAACTAGGAATTGACAACCCTATTTTATTTTTAGAAGAACTAGAAGTAGTAGTAATTAAACCAGAATTACAGAATTTTGCAATAAAATACCATGATTTGAGGGTTCTAAAAAATGGGGTAAGACGTAATAAATTTAAAGAAATAAGCTTAAATTTTATTTCTAAAATTGTAGGAAAATCAATTGATCACTATAATAATTTTTATGCCAAACAAAGAATTGCGTAATTTTATTGAGAAACTTGAAAAATTGGTTTCAGAAACAGAAAATGAAACTATTGATGAAATAAAAAATGGAGTAGTCAATGGAGTAATTGAAGATATGAACGTTTTTCAATTAAAAAAAGGTCAAAGTTCATCGGGCGATTTTTTGCCTCAATATTCAGAGGCTTCAGAAGAAATTTTTGGAAAAAAAGGCAGAATTAAATTAAAAGAAACTGGTGAATTTTACGACGGAATAACAGCAGAAGTTCACAATAAACAACTGCAATTAATTTCAAGGTCAAGAAAATTTTTACACAAACCTGCAAATTTAGGCGAAAGATATGGACATGAAATTATCGGATTAACAAAAGAAAATTTACAAAAAATTATTAATGACTATTTAATCCCAAATGCTCAAAAATTTATAAAAAACTTTTTAAAATGAAAATAAGAACGATTGATAAAATCACATACTTAGAAACTATTTTATTTCAACAATATTTTGCTCAGATAACTTATGGTTTCGATGTGCAAACTTTTGATGACATGAAAAATAAAGTTTTTGCTCTACTTGACGAAAATAGAAAAAGTCAAGCAATTTTAGAGTTAAATAATTTTTCTCAAGGATTGCACGTTAAAGAATTTGGAGCAGATGCTTGGCTTATTTGTTATGCTATTTTATTAGACAAAAAAGACCTGATTACAGAGCAAAGAGAATTAGTAGAATATTATAAGAAAAACGCAAAAAAAGCGACTGAAAAGGAGGTAAAAGAGACCGTTGTAAATTTTTCAAAAGCCTTTCCAGTTTTATGGAGAGATTACCAAATTCGAGCGGAGGGGCTGGCAGGACTAGAAAATTTATTATTCAAAAAGAGCTAATCGAAAAATACAAGAGATTATCCGATGTTTATTATAAAAAAGACTTTACAACTGCGTTAGATTTGGAAGCGAATATTGAGAAAAGAGAACTTGAATTAAAGAAAGATGAATATCAAATATTTTATAGTGAAGAAAAAAAACGTTTAATTTCATATGCAGAATATGTGCTTGAATTAAACGAACAATATAAACAGACGATATTTGACATAAAAGAAAGTACAGGAGAGGGTAATTATTCAGACGTTGAGAAGTGGAGTTTCCCTCAGATAATAGACTATTTGAAGAGAAAAAAAATACAAATAGAAAAACTAAAATCGAAATATAAAGATGCCAAATAACATAAGAATAGATATAACAGGAGATAAAACGTTAGAAAAAAATGTAACTCAAGCAAAAAAGATTGAAAAATCTATAAATAATGCTTATGAAGATTGGAAAAAAATTATCGGTAGCAAGGAGGCCTCAACGACTATCAATGAAAAAATTAGCAACAGAAAGTAAAAAAATAAATACTCAAATTTCAAAGCAAACAGCAGAGCAAAAGAAATTAACCAGGATACAGGAAGAGTACAACTCTGTTTTAAAAAAATCAAGTCAAATTCAAACCTCTTACGCCAATGAAAAAATTAGCAACAGAAAGTAAAAAAATAAATACTCAAATTTCAAAGCAAACAGCAGAGCAAAAGAAATTAACCAGGATACAGGAAGAGTACAACTCTACGTTAAAGAAATCTAACCAAATTCAAACCTCTTACGCGGGCGATTTGCAAAAGGTAAACGCCCAAATGGAAGTACTAAAAAAAAATCAGAAACTTTTAACCGCAGAAGGAAAACAGACCTCAGCTCAATATATCCGAAATAAAACGGCCCTTAAAGAGCTTTCGGCAGAATATCGAAAATTGGAAAAAGAAAAATTACAAGATATTCAAGTTTCAAAAACGCTTGCAAAACTAGACAAGAAAGAGAATTTAACGTTAAAGGAACAAAAACAGCTATTTTCAGCCTTAAACATACAATATAATAAATTAGTTACCTCAGAAGGGAAGGCGTCTAAAGGGACTTTAACATTACAAAAAAGAATGGATAAATTAAACCAATCTATTTTGAAAAGTGAAAAAGCTGTAAGAATGCACCAGCGTAACGTTGGTAATTATCCAAAGACTATGGGTAAAGTAGGTACAGCATTTTCAGCTGTTGGTCTTGCCGTAACAGGTGCATTTTTTGCCATGCAAAGAATATTCGGAGCAATGACAAAATATATTGATATGGCCAAAGACCAAATTGAGGCTGAAAAAAAATTAGAGGTTGTAATGCAACAGCGTATGGGCTCAACAGATGCACAGGTTCAAAGTATTTTAAATCTGACTTCAGCACAACAACAACTTGGAGTGGTTGGTGATGAAGTTCAGATAGCAGGAGCTCAACAATTAGCGACATTTTTAAATCAGGAAGAAAGTTTGCAACAACTCATTCCAGCGATGAATAATCTTATTGTTCAACAAAAAGGAATGAATGGAACACAACAAGATGCTGTAACAATTGCAAATTTATTCGGCAAAGTTATGGACGGCCAGACGTCAGCACTTACAAGAGTTGGTATTTCGCTGACGGATGCACAAAAAGAAGCCATTAAATTTGGAACTGAAACAGAAAAGGCCGCTATCCTTGCACAAGTAATTACTGACAACGTTGGCAATATGAACGAAGAATTTGCACAAACAGATACAGGAAAGCTACAACAAGCGAAAAATGTTTTAGGAGATTTGGGCGAAGAAATAGGTATGAAAATCTTACCTATTGTAGCTGATTTAGCTCAATTCCTTGTAAGATTGGCAATTGGAATAAAAGAAATTGGAACGAAATTATTAAAATTAGAACCAGTTCAAAAATTATTTGAAAGCTTAAAAGAAGTATTTCAAGATTATGCAAAAATATTAGTGTTGACAAATAACACGGCAGATGCCAGCGAAAAAAGATACAAGACACTGGCAACTGTTGTATCTGGGATTGCAAAAGTTTTTACTTTGTTAACCAATCAATTAAAGAAAAAAATTGAGGCTTTTATTTGGTTATCTGAAGTTATAGGCAAGGTTTCAAAGTTTACAAAAGATGCAACTGAGAAAACTAGAGAATTTGTAAATGAAAATTCAAAACTAATTGCATCAAAAACAGCAGAATATTTTGAGAAAACAAAAACGGCTGTTTCTGGATTTGTTACTAAATTAAAAGAGGGTGCATTTGAAAGTCAAACATTAAACAAAGCAACAACACCGCTAAGAGTTGGATTAGAGAAAGTTGGCGAAGTTGTGAATTATTTGAAAGAACAATTTCAAAGTTTCTTGACAATATTACAGCCATTTATCGAAAAAATAAGCACGGCATTTGCTCCACTTTTAGACAACGTAACCAAATTGATGACTTCGGTAGGGCTTTTAAACCAAACTTTAGGAGCAACCTCTGCGACTGGAGCTCTTGGACAAGATGGTGCGTTTGATTTCTTAAATATTTTAGATAAATATAAAAATCAATTAACAGACATTCAAACTATCAACAATGATATTGATATTTTTTCAGATGCAAATCAAAATATTACATCTGCGTCAAATTCGCTAGATATTTTTGCACAAAAACAAGCTCAAATAAATGCAGATATTTCAGCTCAAGAATTGGCATTAAGGAGAAAATATAAAGATGATGCTGAAACGATTGAAATAGAATTGCTAGATTTTAAACAACAAAAACAAATAGAATTACTTCAATTCATAGATGATAATAATTTAACTAAACATCAGATTGAACAAGATTTAAAATATTTAGATATTTCTCAAGATTTACATCAAAAAAAATACGATACACTTTATAACGATTATCAAGATTTTATATTAAAAAAAGAACTTGAAAACGAAAACTTCATATTATCATTAGAGAAAGATGGAGCAACAGAAGTAGAAATTGAGTTCCAAAAATTGACAGCTAAAAAAGAAATGCTAACCGAATATTTAGATTTCTTAAATCAAAATGCGAATGACCAAAACGAAATTGAGCGGTTACAATTAGCTAATCAATTACTAGATATTGACAATCAATTGTCTGATTTTGCAACAGAAATGCAAGACAAAACTCCCGAAGATGCAATAATTGAAAATATGTTGGGTTTGTCAGATGAAAATATTGAACAAATAAAAGGGCAATTAACAGATTTATTGTCTAATTATTACGACTTTTTAGCCAACAAAAAAAATGCAGAAATTGAAGCACTTCAAAGTAAAAGAGAATTACTTGAAGAAGAGCAAAATTTAGAGTTAGAAAAAATAAATAAAAGACGTGAAAATTTAGACGTTGAAAATTCATTAAGAAACAAAGATTTTGAAAATACTGCATTATTAACTGAAAGTTTAATCAGAGAAAGCGAAAAAAGAATAAAAGCGAAAGAAGAAGAAGATAAAAAATTACTTGAATTACAAAAGAAAAAAGAAGCAGAATTAAAAGTTTTACAAAAAAAACAGATATACACACAATTTGCTCTAGATAATGCAAGTGCAATCTCTTCAATTGTTAAATATGCAATGGCTAATCCATTGAACTCTATTACTGGTGGTTTGGCTGGGATTGCTCAAATATCGTTAATGACAGCTCCTGTAATTGCTAATTTCTTACGAGCAAAAGCAATGGTTAAGGGATTAAAAGACGGAGAGGTCTTAATTAATGGCAAGGGTTCGGAGACTTCCGATAGTATCCCAGCAATGTTGTCAAGAAATGAAAGTGTAATCAATGCCAGAGGGAGCAAGAGAGCTCCAAATTTGTTGCGAGGTTTGAATAAAAACGCATCGGCAAGCGTACTTATGCAACTGTTGACAATGGATTTAGGGAGGGAGATTTTACATGAACACAATATTACAGTTGATGCAGGGTCGTACGAATTAAAACAGCAAAATAAAATTTTATTGAAAAACAATCAAGAAGTAAAGCAAAATAATGTATATTTGCAAGAACTGTTGAACGAAACTAGAAATAAAGCCGATTTTGTTTCTATTCCAAAAGGATACAAAAAAATAACAAGATACGGCGAAACAGACTATATATATGAGTAATCCAATAGAAATAAAAGTTAATATCAATAATAAATGGATAGATTTAACTCCTAAATTTAACGATTTTTCTATTGCAAAAGTAAGAGATAATGAACAGATTTTTGTAATGAAAACTGTTGCAAATGGTAACTTGGACTTTTATTGTGATGATTACGAGATTTTAAAAGACTTTCAAGGCAAATATTTAGACGGTAAATTAACAGAAAATTGGTGCGATGATACAAAAGAATATTTTATTTATTTAAAGTTGGCAAATTCTTTTGATTTTGGATTAAAGAAAATAAGTGCAACAGTAATAATTAGAGATAAATATTTTGAGTTTTTCAAACAAAAAGGGAAATATAATTTTGTTACGACAAAAGAAATATCTAATCTTGCAGGTCTTGATAATACGTTAATCTACGAAGATGGAAAAATCACAGGAGCTCAACAATGGGAAATTTTAACGTTACTTGGTTTTTTTGTGTCAAAATTAGAAAGTGAAGCTGGAGGCGATGGTCTGTATAATTTTATTGTGAATAGTTATAAACCTAGTCCTTATTATTCTTTTCAGTTTGCAAATGATTTATCATTGCAAACGTTGGCTTTTACGACATTGAAAAAAATACAGAAATATAAAATGTCAAGTAGTGGCGAATATACAACTTCTTTATCTGCACTATTTGAAATAATAAGAAATAAATTTTATTCAGGTTTTTATATTACAGATGCCGTCAACTTACCACATGGAGACTTTGCGAATTATGTTATGGTAAATTGGTTTGGCAAAAATCTCTGGACAAATGGAGACGATTTGACTAATTTAGAGAAGAAAAATTATAAGCAAATACTATTCTTAAATGATAATAATTTTGCTCAAATTCAACATAAAACATTTGATTTTATTTCTGATGAAATGGATGTGGAAAGTGAAATGTATTCATCTACAAATATAAATTTTCACGACATTCCAGATGGCCAAAGTAAAACCATTAACGATTTTTGTTCTGATATTCGACAAAAAGAGTTTGATAAAGATTTACCGTGCGTTTTTTGTCTCGAAGAAAGCATAAGTCAAATTGACTTTTCAAAATATTCTAAACAATTTTATAACTCAAATTATATTCCTTTTCTTTTTGCCGATGGAGACTTTGACGAATTGATTTTAAAGACAGAGCCAAATGTAAATTCAGAAATATTTTTTGATACTTTATCAAAATTACCAAAAGGACAGCTACACATTGAATTTAATAGTAATCAAAGTTTTGCAACTACATTTTATTTAGTTGCAGGTGTTAATAATAGTGCATATTTTCAAAGATACCAAATTCAACCAGGAGCCAACTATTTTAATGTTTCTAACTCTTTTTGGAAAAATTCTTTATCATTTTATTGCGAAAATGTAGAATATTTGAATTTAATTATTTCGGATATTTCAGTATTTGTTGAAACTGACAAATTTTATTACAGATTGCGACCTCAAATAATCAACGGCGAAAATTATATTTCTGGAAGAACAACCCCATATTTTTTGGCATCAAATTTTGGGGCAGAAATGCCAACCGAAAACGCAACTATTGACAATCAAAATTTCACAGTATTAAAATCAAATGAGTTTCAACAAAAAATAAAATACAAAAATGAAAAATGTATTGGCAATTTCGATGAATTTTCATTATTAAAAACATCTCTTGGGTGGTTGAGGGTTGACGAAATTAAAAGAACTTACAGAAATAATGGTGCTGACTTAACTGAAATAACATTAACTGGGAAAAATGCTAACATTTAATAATCAAAATATATTCAAGGAAACAAAAAGTTTTATTTCTCCGAAAACAAAACTTTTACCTTTTCAAATTGCTATAAGTAAAGATGAAGGTACGAGTACAATTGTTGATTTTAAGCTTATAAATGGAGCAACAGAAATAGACTTAATGGCAGATATTGCGTTGATTGAAAAATATGAAAGTTCATCTTATTTTTATCATATTTTCAAAGGGGTAGCACCTTTAACAACTGTTATTAGAGAGGGCTTGTGGCAGTTGTATATACGCACTTCTCACGATTATGGAGCAATAAATCATTATTCTAATTTCTTTGAAATAGTTTGCGAAAGTCAAATTACTGGATATTTAGACATTTGGAACAGCAAAGATTTTCAAAATGTAATATTTCAAGCTGGATACGTTGATAAGTTGTATTTTTCTACTATTCTTAAAAATGAAAATCCTTACAAAAAAGAAAAAATAACGGAGCAAGGAGACGGCACGCAGATTTATGAAAGTCAAATAATTGCAAACGGATACTCTTTTAAAATCATAGGAGATAATTTTAAAAGAGTATCCGTTTGCAATTATTTGACTTTCATAAATCTGCGTG